CAACGATCCCGAGTTTGCCCAACTGTTATCATGGCAGTTGGATAACGAGGGAAAGACGTCGCACGGTATCCGATACAAGACTAGCGGGAAGAGAATGTCGGGGGATATGAACACGGCATTGGGCAATTGTATTATCGTGATTGTTATGGTTCTGGCCTTTATGAAAGGTAAGTTCTTTGACATTCTCGATGATGGGGATGATTGCTTGTTGTTTGTGGAGAAATCTATTTTGGCATGGGTCGTGGAAACACTTCCTATAGCGTTTAGAACCTATGGCATGACTGCGAAGATCGAGGGCATAGCGCACCAATTGTCGGAAATACAATGGTGTCAATGCAAACTCGTACAGACCAGTGAGGATGTGTGGAAATACGTTCGATCGCCGACCAAAGTGCTTGCAACAGCCTTGGGAGGGACGAAGTATTTTACCAACCTGAAGGGCCGTAGGAAGATTTTAAACACCATAGGAGTAGGTGAAGTAGTACTCAATCTAGGAGTGCCTGTATTGCATGAGGTTGCCCTGATGGCAATTCGCAATGCGGCCACCTCCAAGTTTGTTGAATTGGATGAAGTCGATTCCATGTACTTTCGGCTCCATCGTGAGCTAAAGTATCATGGGTTACCTGGCTTGACCAAGGTTACACCCAAACCAATCACAGATTTGGCGCGACAGAGCTTTTCCGAAGCATTTGGAATCTCTGTTGATGAGCAATTGAACTACGAACGGCATTTCTCACAGGTACAACTTGAATTGGGGGGAGATCAGGTGGTAGGAATTGAGGTGGACGTGACTAACTGGGCTCCAGTTGTGGTCAGTTCGCCCTCCCACTACACCCCTTAAGGGAATTCTATGTTGAACCGCAAAGTTACGACAAAGAAGCAGGCCAAGCGTCGCCAACGCAAAGCCAACCAAAATGGAGTACGATCATCACTCAGTGGTGTGTATTCTGCGCAAGGGCAACCTTCGCGCCTCCAAGTCGCCCCGGTCAGCACTGCAAGGCAGTTGCGATCGAGTGCGCCCCGAGTTGTAGGGAGTTACAACACATGTAGAATAGTACACCGAGAGCTTATTGCTAGCATTCAAGGGACTGCGGGTTTCTCCGCAGGTACGCCATTGTATCTCAATCCGGGATTACAGGCGACCTTTCCATGGCTAGCAACTCAAGCTATTGGGTGGGAAAAGTACGAGTTCAACGCAGTTAGGTTTATGTATTATCCAAGATGTAGTACGGCAACACCAGGTTCATTCATGATGGTGCCAGATTACGACGTTTTGGATGCCGCACCGACATCAGAGAGAATAGCATCGACGTATCAAGATGCCGTAGCTGACGCACCGTGGGTGGAGAATGTCATGTCATTGGATCGAAAGTCCATGAACATGTCGACTCCCACGCACTATGTGCGCACAGGGCCACCTCCGGGTGGCTCTGATCTACGGTTGTATGATTCGGCGATTGTATTCCCTTGCACGATGGATGGCACGGTTGTCAATTGGGGGAAATTGTGGGTAGAGTACGATGTCACGTTCTCGATTCCTCAGCTTCCCGCAATTGGCGTTACTGGACTAATTGGGTATTCGGCTACAGGATTGCCTACCTCAACGCAGATACTCGCGTTTGAGGCACAACCACCTGAGTCGACAGCTATTATCGAGATAGTTAATGAAACCTGCACCTTCCTTATTGGAGGGAGGTTTTATTTTAATTATATTGCTAATGCTGGAACTGTGACCGAAGTGGTAGGACCAGTGTTCACGGGCGGTGCAGCTTCGGTTGCTCCGGCCAGTGGAACCTGGCCTAACGGCTCGGCCGTGTATTGGGCAGGAGGCTCAGGCACAGCAAATTATGCGTTATCGTTCATTATTGATGCACCTGTGGGTGGTGTTGTCACATTGAATAATACGATAATTGTTGGCGCTGATGCTAGTCTGCACTTACTTCCCGTCCCGGCAAACTATACTTAATGTGATGTAATGATTATGGAGATATGTTTTGGACTTAATTGTCGAAACATCTGGTGTGAACAAAGGAAGGTAGGAAGAACGGTAACGCAGGGTTATCGGTATGCTCTAGGAAGCGCCATTGGATATGGCCATGAGTTGTAGTATGTTAGAGGGAGTGAGCTCCATCTAACGCTTAAGCTGTACAGTACTGTCTGACCCGGGCAGTATATGTATCACTTCGTTGTGAGGCTTGGGACAACTTGTGGTAGGATGCCCTTGGTAAGCACCATTGTAACCGAACTAGAAATAGGGGTGAATAAGATTTGATGGGGTGGATTTTGGATAGGAGGTTGTTGGAATTGATCTGGGGGTAGCAGCCCAAGGAAGCCTTCAACTAGCCGATACGCAATTGGGATGATAACCAATTGCTTCTGAATACCATTCTTTGCTCGTCAAGTCCTCTCTTCACACTCCTGCGTAAAGTCCGTGTAGTGCTTAAGTACGTTGGCGCGTACGAGGAGCTGCTACTATCTGAA